ACCATTGTATTTTAGGAACGCAAGTTTGTATCTGCTCTGCGGTAGTGTGTTAATAAAATCACTAGTCAGCATACAATTTGCTGTAGCTGTGCTGACATTACTAACCGTTACACTCACGTTTGATACTACGTTGCCTTTTAAATAATCAATAATATAACCACTAAAGGTTAGGCCAGCAATATTAGCCGTCTTTTGATCTTGGTTCTTAAATTTGATAACAATAGGGTTATCTGCCCCGCGATAAATTTCGATTGGTCTTTGATACACGATGTTGTTCCTTCTGTCAGAAATGGCAGGATCGTTATAGTCCAAAATCTGAACAGTGAAAATATTCTGATATAAATAACTTGTGATTACAGGCACTTTTGCTTGATCCTTTAGAGTATTTATCGCGAGTCGTATGGAAGATAGTTACAAGAATTTATTAGACCAATACCCATTTATTAGCTATCTGACCTACGGAGGTAATGACTACATTGGCATTGTACAAAACGCAGATGAGATCATCACTACAATCTACGATTTTTCAGCTCTACGCACGCTAGATCAAAAAGAACGTTTTTTGTCGCTGGCAGATCAGTGGTGGTGGGAAAGTAATAGGCTAGTGCCTATCAATGTATTTCTAAAATTAGATTGGGTAGAGTTTAGACCCTGTTTAAAAACATTCAACAGCAAGGACGTTCTTATACAGCACGGCCCTTACGTTAGTCTAAAAGAAATAGCTCAGAAACGCAGTAAGCGCCGTAGTATTACACTGATTCGCAAAGTAGGTTAGTTAGTTAACATTAATAGTTCTTCAAGAGTGTATAAACTCTTAGCACCTTTAGATGAATTTTCATTCGCTTCTAAAATTCTTAAATTGGCAGGATGATTTACTACACTTTCTGGCAGACTAGCCAACCATGAATCCCATATACTAAACTTATGATCAACATGATATGTTCGCTGACCTAAACTATATCCTTGTGCTTTTGCCCATCGCTGTGCTCTAACTCTAATACGTCTAGCATATTGCCTAAAATCTTTCATTTGTTCTGGGGTAAAATCTCCCCATTTTTCTTTAATAGACTGTTTTGCTTTTTTGCGAGCAATTTCGTTTCCGCTACAATGCTCATAGAAACATTTTTTTGTTTCTTCTTTTCTTTTAATAGCGCCTTCCCAACTTTTCTTTGTTCGATTACTTAATTGATCTATATAAGAAGGGCACTCTTGATATTTTGATTTGCAAGTATACTTGCCGCCAGTATTTCGATGGGTAGCTGTATTACCGCAGCCAAAATGACATAAGGTATCTGCTGGAATAGATTGATGAGTTTGTTTATGGTACGAATACATAGCAGGATTATTTGCTATGTATTCACATACAGGACACTTTCTTGGATATGTTATCATACTATTATTTAGTATAATAATTAAAAAAGCACACGCTATGATTGCGTTTGTTGTTCTACTAATAAATTCATATTAACGACTACAAGTTGTGCGTAGGAAACGGCATGGGCACGTTTGAAGTAGTATCCATCATCCGCAGGTTTAGTCCACACATCAGCCGCAACATCTCGCCAAGTCTTACCAATTAAATGTCTTTTAGCTGGACGAATAACTGCTAGGAACATAGCCAGTCTAGGAATAGTATCCACAGGCTCAGGCATTTTAAGTAATGTATCATAGTGATTGTTAATGTGAATTAACTGCTGACATATTGCCGGATCATATAATCTAGCCCAATCAGGTTCACGCATTAGTTCAACTAGATGTGCTTCATCCCTAACCTGTTTATATAAGTTTACATTAAGAAAGTCTAACTTCATATAACCACGCTCTTCAGCATCGTTATAATCTAAACTAGAGAATCCTGTAAACGGATCTGTAGGTATATCAGTAGCATAGACACCTGTGTTATGCTTGGTTAACTTGCCGTCACGAATAATACTAGCCGATGTAGTATCTAATACTGCCAATACCTGCTCACGATCAGCAAAGTCAATGTCAACGTCGGACTTAAAACTTTTCAACACGTAACTTTCCTTGAGCTGTCATAGGAGCATTGTCCTGTGCTAGATGTAAATTCTCTGAAATATATTCTGTACGGCGTTCTACTTCTTCAATAGCAAACTTCACCAACAACAATTCAGTTTGTAGGCTAATTATCTCGCCCTTGATTTCATTCAATAATGCTACAACTTCTTCCATTATAAGCCTGCCTCTTTAAGAATTTGTTTAACCCACTCTGTATCTGCCAGATAGTCTTGGAACCTACGTTGCCAAAAGTCCGGGTCTATCCACGGAAGAATGATAGCAATCTGTTCTTCAGTGAGTCCACTAAGAAATTCGACCCCGCTATCACAATTAAAAACAATCCAAGGACTAACACGACCATTGGCAATATGATGGCAAATCCTATTCTCATTGCCATATCTAAAATAGTCATTGAAGCTGGCAAGCATTTTAGTCTCATCTGTATATTCCTGCATTTCTGTTAGGGCACGTTCAATCGCATCTTGAACTGCTTCTTTCTTAAGGTATGTGTGTAGATATTCTACATAGACCTTGTCATGACACCAATGGTCAAGTTTCTTATTTTCTTTAATCACATACTCAATGAACATACGCGGATTCACAGCACGTATAGCCACCATGTGACGACCAAACTTAACAAAGGCACTGTAGTAAGGACTGTCTACAAATTCCTTATAGCCTTTGAGTTTAGCTGAACCCTGTGTCATTTCATAAAATCGTAGATATGCCTGTAGCCCAAACTGTACACCAATTTCTTTTTCCTGTTGGTAACGACGTTTAGTTTCACAAAGATGCGCCGAAAGAGTAGATTCTTTACGAAACTCTTTATCGCAATATCTACACTTATAACTTGGACTTGACTTGTTTGTCATCGAGCCCGTGTTTTCTTGCCAGGTCTGTAATATCTCTTTTATCATTGATTGCCGCTAACAATTCTATTTCATCTTGTTTAAGTTCTGGATAAAGTTCTGCTAGGAACTTTTCTGCTTTGTTATTGCCGCCTTCTTTCTTTTTACTAGCCTGCCAGTAGTGCTTTTGCTTGCCCATGCCGGGACTAACTGTAGAACATAGTAACCACTGTAGTTTAGGATGTTTGCCTAGATCAAAGAAGTTCTTATTTACACGTTCATTTGTGGCCATTAGATAGTAGGCCTGTAGATCATTACTACCTTCTACACTAGCACCATAGCGCAACATTAGATACGTGCTAAACTGTTTACGTTCTTCATCAGTGAACTTATCATAGTACTTACGATCCTTACGATCAAAGGCCGCCATTTCATTACCTATGTAAAGCGGACTGTTAAAATCTGTGGCCATTATCTACCTTTGCGCAATACATTTAAAATTTGATTAACACTGGCCTGCATGTCAGTGTACTTGTTCTTTAGTTTGGCAATTTCTTCCGCTTGGTCTTTAATCATCATTTGTAAGCGTACTACTACATCCTGTTGCTCACGTAGCTTTTTATCCTGACTTAATAGGTTAGGACGCGGCGGAGCATTAGGATCAACTGCTCGCTTTTTCTTTGCTTTAAATTGTTCTGGGTTAAACATTTTTATATTCCTCGCTTAACTTATATATCATTATAGCATGATCAAGTGCGGTTTGTAAAGTCTTATTTGTCCGAGCCGCACGACGAATTTCACCCCATAATTTATCTTCTTTTATTTGTGCTATTGGGGTATATTCTGGCACGCTGTCCAGGGGTTCTACGCCACCTTCGTACATCATGTCGTCCGTTATCACAGCGGGATTAAGTTTGATTACCATATCTTACCGTAGTCTACTACTTCACTTTGACGGCTAATGTCTTTGACAAAGTAAGCACACATAGGGTGTTCACTTTCGTTAATTGGCACTGCTAACATCTGCCCTGGCTTAAGTTTAGGGAAATACCATTTGACATCTTGATAGATATCCACTATCTCAATTGGTTCAAACTTAGGTTTAAAGCTGTCTAATGGATTGAATGTAAACACACTAAAGCCACGGTCATTAATTGATGTTAATGGGATAACTTCTAGGTCCCCAAAGTCTGGCTCACCGATTAGTACCTGCCAGTCCGCAGGCATTTTAATTAGGTTGCCGCCAATGTTTAGGACCAATGCCGGACTGTTGAAACTTTCTAAGAAGATCAAGGGAATAAAGAAATAGTCTGGATTCTTTGGATCACTGTTATCTAATATAGCAAAACGTAGATCATCGATCTCGTCTGGTATTTCATTCATCTCATATGCTTGATTTTCTAATGTTAGTATGTACATAGTTAGTTCCAGTTAATAGTAAGTTCGTTAAGAGTCTGTAAGAACTCTTGGTGTGCCGCCAACGCATTATGGTTATTGTTTTTGGCAAGACCGTAAGGTAAATCCCAAGGGCCAGTATCTTCCCAAATAATATCTCTACCCTGCCAATCTTTATGTTTCATTGGACCCGGTATGAATACATAGGGTATATTATTTTTCTCTAATAGATCTAATCCGCTTTGAAGGTAAAAATAACTTTTTGCTTCTAATAGTCCTATATCAAACAGCTGGCTAGTATAATGTTTAATTGCTGTTTCTTTTTCTTTGGTTAGGTCATAGCAGTCTGTCATTTTTGAACTAACAGTATTATTAAGTTCGTTATAGTTCTTAGTTAATCTGGCATATTCAAATTGACCTAAGGGTATTTCAAATCTATCTGAACTAGTAGCAGCCACAACGACATAGTCAGGTTTGATTTTTACTGCTTCTTCAATTTGTAGTCTAATAAAAAAATTAGTTGCGCCTGGACTGGCCAAATTGATATAATCCCATTGTTTATCTACAGCATATAGATCAACAAAATTCACATTGTGTGAGTAATTAAACTCTGCCATTTCATCTAACACACTAGCAGTAAAATCGTAGGTATCAAATTTTGGCCAGTCACTGCCCTGTATCTCTCGGTACTTAAAATAACTAGTAGTTAAAAAACTACATCCACAGGCTACTAAGGTTGTCACTGCCAATCTACCTTTTCAACCACAAACGGATAGTTTGCTTCGTTGTAAAATTTCTTACGTGTTGTAATATGCCGTTTGGCAAATTTACATGTTGATGTTACGTCCCAGATCTGAACAAAGTCTTTATCTTCTGCTTTACGAATACCACGTCCAATGCTTTGAATAACCCTGACAAAACTCTTACCAGGTTCGATAAGTACAAGATTAAAAATACGAGGAATATTAATACCCACTGCCGCAACACCGTAAGTGGCCACAGCAACCACGTCATCACTTGTGGCAAACTCATCATAGCTTTCTTTTCTATCATCTGCTTTAGTTCCCCCAGAAACAAACACAGCACCTCTAATCTTTTCAATCAATGCCTTACCTGGTGCTATACGATCAACTAATACCAATGTGTTGCCTGTCTTGCGTATGCTTTCTACCAGCTGTGCGATGTAGTCTAGTCTACCTTCTGTTTCTAATAGATAGCGTAACTCGCTTTGATAGTCCTTGTACTCTACATGATCAATTAACTGTAGTATATTCACATGACAGTTGGCCAACACACCCTGTTCTTGTAGTTCACTAGCACTGAGTTTACCTATCACAGGGCCAAGACTACACAGTAGACTAACCTGCTCATATGGCTCTTTGGGTATGGTACCAGTTAGGCCCCAACGAATTGGTATGTGTGACATTACTCCAGTGAGCAAGGTCTTAAGCGCATCTGCTTTGGCCATGTGTACTTCGTCAACCATTACACAGACAACACCCTCAATGAACTCACCGATAGTAACATCTGCTTCACCACCTTTGGTATTCTTTAATAGAATGTTTAGACTCTGCCAAGTACAGATAGTATGTGTACGACCAAACTCTTTACGATCACCAAAGTATACGCCAACGTCTAGGCCTAGGTTAATATAGTCTGCTTCTGTTTGTGTTACTAGGCTTTTGTTTGGTACAATGACGATTGTACGCCCATAGGCTTCACAGCTATAACTTAGTGCGGCTGTCATGATTGTTTTACCAGCACCTGTGGCAATTTCTTGTATACACTGTGGATTGGTTAAGAAGTTATTGACAATGTCAATTTGATAGTCACGTAGGGTAATAGGCTGTCCTACCATTGGGTGTTTCTCGGGCCATACCTTGTGTGCGAATGTACTCTCTGTTACCTGTTGGAAATCAAACTGTGTACGATAATCTCTAACATCTTCAATTTCAATGTTATAACCACGACTGTCTAAATAGGGTATAATGTCATTGAGTAGATTAATGTATGTGCTACCGCCCATTTGGAAGTACGCTACCTTACCATCCCAACGACCCAAACGAACTGCGGGCAAATATCTAGCACCAGGTATTTCATATTTGAACTTGTTACTGAGTTCTTTACGTTCGTGTAGATCTAAGCCTTCAATCTTTACGTTCACTTCATCTTTAATTAATAGTCTAGCTGTGGCCATTAGTTTTTCTCATTTATAATAGTGTTGGTTAGGTACACTATCTTCTCTGCTTTGTTTAACCATTCTAGTCGTTTGCCGCCAAACATCATTTCGGCAGTGCTGACAAGTAAAGGCACCGGAAAGTCCCAACACTTAGGAATTCTACGAGCATATACTACTTTAACACCATATGGGTTATAATTGCTAGTCTTAGTTTTGCCATTATGATCAAAATAAACAATGTCGTCTTGACTAAATCTACTCAAATCTAATTCTGTGGACATGCCTGGGTCATATACGCATATTGGATAACGCTGTGTTAGTTCAGCATAGTCTAGTACCCAATCCCAATACCCAGCATCAGTAACTGGGCTCAGGTGTACATTGTGTCTGGTGCCGATATATTCTAATGCCGGACCGTAATCAATCGAACACTGTTCTAATATGTCGGCATCAACTGTGTAGCACAACACGCCCGAAGCATCTACTAGTTTAATCGGGTCGTTATCATAACGTTTAATATATTCTAATAGGCTCTTAGCAGCATTAGTGACAGTGTATCCATCTGCTGTTTTAACTAATTTGATTTCGTATGGTTTCTGTTCTGCCTTTAGTATTTGATCCATTAACGCCAGCAGGCCTTGTGATACTTCAAATTGATTACTCTGTGCCCAACTTACTAGCCAGTTGACATTGTATTCAGTAATTGCCACAGCCCACAATTTTTTATCATTGTCCCAGCGAGCAGATCCTTGACTTGAGTCTTTAAACTCTCGTATCTGTTGTATGTAATCTTGATTGTAGGGAAACTTTAGTTTGATAATATCGTCTTCAATCCAAATTGATCTACTACGATCAATTTTACGCACTGGCATTCTGAACTGTGGGTTTTCTACAGGAGTAATGTCAATACCGTTGTTGGTAAATTGCCTACGATATTTAAGTATCAGTTTGATCACTAGCTCGCCTTGACGATCAGTTAACGCTGAACCAAATAATGTATTATTGGCCATGCTGTCTACAATCTGTACATCATATCGAGCAAGACTAATTTTACGCACGGGTGTGATCCACATGGCTTGACTACCGGGATCGTATCCTGCTAGGTATTCTAAGTAGTCTTCGACATGATGATAGCTTAACATACTATTAGTATACCTTCTTTAGTTCTGAATAGCAAGAGAAAAAGAAGCCCAAATGTTTCCACTTGGGCTTAAAGATCCATCACACTAGGAGCTAGACAATAGCGTATGATGGAGTATTACAAAAATATTTAATCTAATCCTGTGATCTCACCTTTAGAATTGATACTGATCTTTTCTGCGTTTGGTCGTTCTGGTAAGCCTGGCATGGTCATAATGTTACCGCAGACTGCTACGATATACTCAGCACCCGTACATAGTTTTAACTCACGCACTGTTAAGACATGTCCTTCAGTTGCGGCTAATTTATTAGCGGGATCATCACTGAAACTGCTTTGTGTTTTAGCAATACAAACAGGATAATGTCCATAATCTCGTTGTAGTTCTTCTAAATGTTTAGTGACCTTGGCATCCATAGTTATATGGTAAGCACCGTAAATTTTACGAGCTACTTGCTCAATCTTATCGCACAGTGTATCATCATCTTCGTAGGTCAGCGCCATCTGATGTTTTGATCGATCAATAGCAATAACAACTTCGTGTGCTAGGTCTGTGGCACCATCGCCACCATTAGCAAAGTGTGTACATTCAACTGCTTCAATGTCAAATGTTTCTTTGATGTGCTCAATTAATTCCGCAATCTCAAGGTCAGTATCATCTTTAAAACGATTAATAGCAACTACACAAGGCAGGTTATACCATGTCTTAATGTTGGCTATATGCTTATCTAGGTTGTCGTAGTTACCTTGATGTTTAACGGCTCTAACTGTTGCTACAAGCACTACTACGTCAGGTTTAAGACCGCTTTTACGACACTTAATGTTAATAAACTTCTCAGCACCCAAGTCAGCACCAAAGCCTGCTTCAGTTACTACGTAGTCAGCTAACTTCATAGCCAGCTTAGTAGCAATAACACTGTTACAACCATGTGCTATGTTGGCAAATGGACCACCGTGTACTAGCGCAGGAGTGCCTTCTAAGGTCTGTACTAGGTTAGGTTTAACGGCTTCTTTTAGTAATGCGGCCATAGCACCATGTGCCTTAAGATCTTTAGCTGTAACAGGCTTACCGTCTTGTGTGTAGCCTACAGTGATCTTACCTAAACGCTTTTTTAAGTCCTTGAAGTCGTTGGCCAAACATAGGATAGCCATTACTTCTGACGCCACTACAATGTCAAATCCTGACTGTCGTGTAACGCTGTTATGGGCTCCCAGACCTACACAAACGTCGCGTAACGCACGATCGTTCATGTCGCTTACACGTTTCCATGTGATGTTGTTAGTGTTTAAATTGAGCCTGTTACCCCAATGTAAATGATTATCTATGAGGCTAGCTAGTAGGTTATGAGCTGATGCGACAGCATGGAAGTCACCTGTAAAGTGTAGGTTAATGTCTTCCATTGGTGCTACTTGCGCATAGCCGCCACCAGTTGCTCCACCTTTCATACCAAACACTGGACCTAGCGCAGGTTCACGTAGGCATACAATTGACTTGTAGTTTAACTTACGTAGGCCATCTGCTAGTCCAATAGTTGTGGTAGTTTTACCTTCACCTGCGGGAGTCGGAGTAATAGCTGTTACTAAGATTAACTTGCTATCTCGACCAGGACGGTCAGCAAGTGCTTCTATGTTTAGTTTAGCTTTCCTACTACCATACACTTCTAACTGTTCGTCTCGTACATTAATAGAACCGGCAACGGCTGTAATTGGTAGTAGGTCTGCTGATTGATTGATTTGAATGTCTGTTTTCATTAGTACTACTATTTAATACTAGCGAGGACGTAGTATATAATTTATTGCCACAATGATAGCATCCATTAGTGCGCCTGGATAGTTGTGTTTACCCATATCTACAAAGAAACACATAACAAATAAACCAATGAAGAACCATGTTAGTTGTCGATCATTTTCATACAACCAAAAACGAATTTTATTCCACATATACTACTCCTCGTTGGAGAATTTTTTAGATAATTTTTGTAGTTCATCAATACTGCGACTAAAACGATTCCACGCTTCATGCGCACGACCAAAACAATATCCAATGAACAATAACCAAACTACCAATAGCCAAAATTGCCAATCAATCATATTATTTGCCCTCCGGAAACACATCACTGGCAATGTCCATCAACATCCAACCTAGGGCAAACATACCTAAGAAGCGTTGTACTTCTGGTGCCCAAACACCAACTGCTCCCAATACTACCAAACTTACCAACGCAAATATAATTCTTTTTGTATAAACTGACATTTACTTCTCCTTCTTAGTCTTTACCGCTAGCTAAAAGTATTACGGTAAGTAGGAACCACCAAGCACTCCACTCCTGCCAACCTACTAGGTAAACGGTACCTCCTAGTAGGATTAAATTATACGTCATTGCCGCTAGCAACCGCATGTTACGCAATCTTCATACAAGTTGTCTTAGCCATGTTTTCCCAAGTGTTAGGAAAGCTCTTGTATAACTGTGCTACTTTGATTGCCATACGCAAACTCATTTCACGGAACTTGTTCTTGTTAGCGTCTAAGAAATCGATAATAATATCTTGTCCAATTTCGCCAATGCCCATGTCTTCAAACAATTGACCAGTTTTAGCAATTTGTCTAATACGCAATACTTTATCACGCATAGTGTCTAACGTCAAATCTAAATAGTGACAGCGTGACTGTAGTGCTTCTAAGTGATCTTTCAAACGAGTTGACTTAACTTGATCAAACTTTAAGTTAGTGATAAAAATTACACTACCTTTAAATTGGAAACTGTTAGGAATGTCTTCTTGTTTCAATACACGTGACTCCGACAACCAACTAATTTTACGTGACTTACCACTGTCCAATGCGCCTTTAAGCAAGTTCAAACTAACGTCGTCAAACAAGATGCTATCGCAGTCATCAAACACAATAACGCTGTTAGCGTCACTGTATTCGTACAATACTTTGTACAAACCAATAGCACTAGCACTACCTTTAACCACAGTGTGTTTAGGTTTTGCGTTGGCAATGTTTTGAAACAAGTTAGCACGGTCAATTTGATTTTCTACTGTGTAACTTTTACCAACACCCGGAGGGCCACTTACAATCATAGCACGAATGTCACCGTTCAATACTGCTTTGGTCATTTCGTCTAGCATTTCAAAACGTAAGCCAATTTCAGCAATACGTTCTTCGTCTGTTTGCTTGCTATGTGTGTCTACACCTGCTGTAGCTACTTCGCCTGTGTATTCTGTTGCGTCTACTAGTTCGTACTCTGTAGGACTAGAGATAGTAACACGTATTTTATCCTTGCCAAAACGACCAGTGCCGTCTACAGTGATAAAACCACCTTTGCTACCTAATTGAAATTGTTTTACTAGAGGAAATACTTCATCTGTAATCGCTTGATTACGATAAGTACCATTTTTAATTTTAACAAAACCTGTCATTGTCTATGCTCCTTAGTTTTCGTTTTATAATCGAAGCGTTTGTCGCTTTCTTATTATTGTAGTATTATAACACCTCTTTGGGTGTTTGTCAAGTACTTTTTAGTCAGCACGTGAACCAGCATAAGCACGGAACCCGTGTTTAGTAAGTACGTCTGCGTAAGCACGAGCACCTTCTTCTAACACATCCATGCTTTGACCATGGTAGTTACCTGGACTCCACATGTTTAAACATTTAGGACGATAATCTTTCTTAAAACCAACAGCAAGTAAGCCTTTAGCTTCTGTTGAGTTAGTACGATCTACGTACACATTAACCCAGGCAAAACCACAGTAGGCTATTTCGCCGTGTTGTTTAAGAAATGCGTTTTGAGCGTTAGTTGCTGCTGTTTGTGCTTCGTTGTGAATAGCTTGAAAGTCCATTTTGTGCTCCTGTGTTGTTAGTGTATGTATAGCATTATACAGTCAATTTAACCAAAAGTCAACCATTATTTAAGGGAATTTAGGATGTTGTTACGACCGGAACAACCCTTAGTAGTAACGTTAATAAAATTAAAATGTAACAACACCCTAAAACTTTGAAATCGTTTCCTAACTGTCAAATGCTATTATACTATCATTTGGGTAGGTTGTCAACCGATTTAGTAACTAAGTTCGCGGAAATCTGAGTATGGAATTGTGTAGTTGTTAGCACGAATAATTGTAACTAACTCTTTTGCTGCCGCATTGTAAAAACGTGCGAATTGACGAACTTGTCCACCGCTACGTTCACCGTCGCAGGTTAAGTTCTCTGGGCTTAGATCGTTGTCTAAACTATCATACAAATTTTGACAATCACGTTCTGATAAGTTATTAACATCATAGATCACATTATTGAAAATACGTGCCCAAGCATTTTTCTGTTCAATGTATTGTGCTAGATTTTTCATTAGTTGCTCCGTGTTGTTAGTGTATGTATAGCATTATACAGTCATTTAACCAAAATGTCAACCGTTTTAAACACACTTTCTTTCAGGGGAATTTTGATGAATTTACGTCTGGCTTTATCAAACTTGCCCTTGCGGGCAAAGTAGATTGGCGGGCCTTCGTGCCATTGTTGGTAGCCAATAACCTTTTCACCGTCCATCAAATATGTATGATTTGGCTGTCGGAAATCAACTACCCATTCTGTTACTTCACGTATGACCTCTATGGCCATTAGTATGTTTCTTTCGTAACGTAAAATTCAGTAGTTGGGTATTTTTCCTTAAACTCATCTGTAGCAACATACTGATTAAGACCAGTCATGTTGAAGAATTGTTTATGAAAAGCTGTTTTGTGTGTTTCTTTAATTGATACTGTAAGATATACCGAAGTTGCTTTGCCTGCCATGTCGTGCTCCTATTGTGCTAATTGAGTAAAAACTGATTGCTGGAGTTCTGCTACTTCATCGCTGGGTACGTAGAAGTCTGTTGTAGGATCATAGTACTCGCCTGCTTGAGCATCGTAGTACAATACACGACCGTTAGGATAATGGAATGGACCTTCTAGGCCTTTACGAGCGCCATATTCTTTGCCGTTTTGAAAAACTACATAGCCCATAATTCGCACTCCTTATTAACTAAACAAGTGCTATTATACGCTATTTTGGTTGGGTTGTCAACCGTTATTTAATCGCAGTCTGAAAATGCCTGTACTAATCGTGCTATACATTCTTTATCGCCTGGCTGGCAGACATTTGGAATTTCCGTACCGGTTGGTAAATTGGATTCAACTAGTGATTCTTTTGGTAATTTTACTTCTGTAGTTATTGACATTTTGTGCCCTTTCTAAAGTTTGCGATTGTGTCGCTTAAAACAATATTTATCGGTTACGGCGCTTTTGGAACATTGAATGTGTCTAGCATACTATCTACGCCGCTGTACCAAATTTGAGCAAAGTCAAAGCCTTGATATAGCAGTTCACGAACAGTGATACTAAGTCCAGATGCTAGTAGAATAACCACTAGGATCAGCACAATAGTAAACAGGCTAACTTTGGGTGTGTCGTCTACAAATCCGTCTAAGAAGTCCCAGGTAGGATCTACTGGATCTTGACTGAATATTGATGGTAGGTCGCGTCTACCTCGTGGGTAACGATACCACCATTCAGGATTTGGATTACCGTGCCGACCCCAGTTTGAGTCTTCGAAATTACTCATCAGTTGAAATAGTATCCGATACTACATCACCATCTTCAAATAATTCCATCGGAACTACGTCTGGTTGTGCGTTAAGGTCTGTATTACGGTTGATGTCTTCACACATTAAAGTTGCTTGTACTAGTGCTTGTTCGGCATTAGTGTAGGCATTCTCTTGTATGCTATCACCGTTTTGTGTCATTGCTGTGGCTATATAAATTAGTTTCATAGTGTAATTATATAGCCACGCAACGAGATTGTCAACTGTTTTTTGATTTATTTTTTCTTGGAGCAGGGTCGTTACTGTAGAAAATGTGGCCACCTATACGGGCAACACGCTCTAGACCCCAATTTGGATTAACATGTGTATTGTGAAAATACAATGCGTCATCGAGTTGATCTAGTTTTAGATTATGATGTAGTGTAGCACGTGCCACTAGCAAACTATCCTGCCAGCTATCACTTACATACTTAATCTTACTCACTGGGTTACATGTCCAGCTAAATTGACAGATCATGCGACCTGCGATCTCTGTGCGTTGATGTACAACTCCACAGATAGTTTTGGGAAAGTTCCTACTTTCAGCGCGGTTGATTGTAACCTGTGCCACAGCAACCTTTCCTTGAAATGATTCTAGTCCAGCTTCATAATAGATATTCTGTGCTAGGCACATAACCTGCTGGCTTTCTTTTGTTTTGTCATTCGCCTGCGCTATACTACTTGATATTACACATAAGGACATTATTGCCCAGGTTATTACTTTTGAGATAACTCTCATACATAAACCTCCTTGGTTTTTAACGTTTGATTTTACTACCGATAGGCTAATCGCTTACGCGATTTGCTTCTTTGACATTGACGAAAAATCTACAACTCCCTTCTGATAACATCAAGATATCATAATCGTCAAATACAGCATTGGGCTGTGTGATACCTGATGTGTGTCTGTGGCATTTATCTCGTACTGCGCAATGTCTTCCTGCGCAATAATATCCAAGCCCGCCACCACTACTTACTAATGGTACTACTGTCACGTTAGATTTTGTCATGCAATCCCTCCGAACGTATTATATGTATGCCAGTTAAACTGACTTTTACTACGTATAAAACTTGGAGTCGATCGGGATAACTACTCTAAACCTAAAATACCTGGATTATCATTTAAGAACTTAGCTCTATAGTGGTTCCAGATGTTAAATAAAACATCACTTTCATAGGCATTTACTGACGATTTCAGGTCCGAAAGTGCCATAATATCAGCAAAATATGGTTCATATTTGGCCGGTATTGTATCGTGTGTATATGTGTATGGACAAACACTATATTCACCTAATTCTAAGAATGTAGGAATTAATCTTTCAATTAAGAATGTAAAGTTTGGTAGACTCTTGTCGTGAGCATAGTTACTCAATCCCTCGCCAAATACCAAATGTCGGAACTGTGGATCCTTGGCACCTTCTGTAAACAGCTGGCGGCTAAAATCCATAAACTCTGTCCAAAATTTACGATTACCAACTACGTAGTTAGCAAACACTGTACGAGTACGATCTAATAAAATACTTTTAACATCAACATCTTCGTAGCCTAGTTTAGCAAAAAACATATTACCAATATCACTAATACCCGGATGATGTATGTCACCTTGTTCCCAACTGTTGGCAAATACTGCTTCATTTAAGATACAGGGGTTAAACAGATAAACATCAAACCCCGGATTGGCTGTGATGTGTGCCAAGGCCTGTTGCGCTGTCAAGTTTGTTTTATCTTTAAACTTCCAGCTGACGTAACCCCAATGGTCCAAGTTTTCAGCTAGGATACGATCATGTTCTCTATCCCAGACATCCCACTCACGTAGTTCTGGTCGCGGATTACTAGTGTTATCCAACGGAGTAAACAACGGATCACAATGTTGCTCTAGCTCTGGCTTAAAGTATATTTGAAAGATCTTTGTGCTTATTGACATACTGTTTGATTTCCTCTGATAAGTCTCTACACCTAGGCATAAACTCATTTTCTAATCGATATTCAAGTGTTTCTTTATTGGTAATATGGTGGAAGCCCCAATTACGTTGACGATCCACTAACGGTATCTGTGTTTGTATCTGTAGCTTACGTGCTAGTGCTAGATCATTAAACGGGCACCATCCGTAATAGAATACAACCAACTTGTCCGTGGTATAATTTTCATAGTGTCTGCCTGGTACAGGATACTGTACAGGAACATTATGAATGCTACGAGCCCGGCGTTCACGGAAATATTGGTCAAAGGAGAAGCCATCTGTCTTTTGCTCGTATAAAGGCCTATCTTGGCTAACTGGTCTTGTTCTGTCACAATCTACAAAAAAGACGCTAGGTAGTAAGTGTTGCCCTGGCTGTTCGTCTAAGATTGAATAATCTCCAATCAATAGTTCTGTTACATTAAGACAAATGCGCCACCCTTCGATTGACTGCTCAATGTCCATAACTTCGTAGTCAATTGTGTCTGCTTGGAAGTTTGGATTACGACTAGTTACAATGTCCCACGTTGGACATATTTCTTTAATTATCTCGCGACTACGATCAGTGCTGTGATAATCAATCATAATACCATGATCAAAAATCTCCTTGTGGTGATTTAAAAACCATGGTAGCATGTACTCTTCATTATAGAAATGACAAAGAATTGTTTTCTTCATGTTAAACTGGATCTGGTCCTACACGTTTCATAATATACAAGCCAGGTGCTGACTCATATACCTTTTCAGTGGCCCACTGTGGGTTAGCCGCTAAGAATTCTTCAACAGCAGCCATTAGACCTTTATGGTCATCACCTTCACCACGACGACCAAATGTTACTGTGTCATGTAGAATGATGTATTTCTTAGCCTTGGGTGCGTGTAGTTCAAACTCACGTGCTAGGCTAGCATAGTGATGGTAAGTGTCGATGAACAGTAAATCAGTGGGCTCGCAGTTGTAGTAAGGAATTGGTTTACCAGCATTCCATTCACCGCGATGTTCTTCGTTGTTTAGCCATGGGCAATGTTTGTTTAACTCTGCTGTAACACCATGATTGGTATCACCAGCAACAAACTCAAAGTCAATGCCTAGGTCTTTGGCTACACCACGCACTTCGTCTACTGGACATAAGTGATCAATGTCTACACTTACTAGTCGTTTAGGTTTAGCACTTAGCCATGCCCATGTACTACAGACAATTGCCACACCCATCTCGGTGATGTGATCACAGCCCTTAGCATATTCTGCTAGTGGTTTAATGTATTCACTCATTTGGCTGTTGGCTAATATTTCTTTATTGGCAATCGCTTCAATGCGTGCCTGTACTAGTTCTTCTGCGGTCATTCTTATTCTACCTTTATAGTTGGGAAATAACGGATAAACACATCGCCTTGTTTATCACGTTTTGTTTTGATCTTTGTACTTATCTCTGTGAAGAAGTTCCATGCTAAAGGAACAAATGCTACATTAAGATCCTGACATTCATCTAATACATCAATTGATACCACAGGAGTGTGTACACCTGGACAGAATAAACTTTGTTTGAGCGGATTGTCATCAATAACAAAGTCTAGGTCAATGTTGCCAAAGTTAAGTAATGTCATACCTTTGGCAGCCGCACCATAGCCAGCAACTACATAACCTTGACTGCGATATTCAGCAATAGCTTCTTTTAAGTCAACAACAACCTGTTGAGCTTTGCGAGCATAGTCGATGTATGTTTGCGGTGTTTGTAACCCTGCGACACGTTCTTCTGCTAGTACCTGTTCAACTTTGCCATCTGTGCTAGGATGTTTACTAAACACAAACACATAGCTATTACCATGGATTGGTGTTTTAGTAATGTCAATTAAATTTAAGCCAGCACGACGAGCTAGTTCATTCATGCTGTTAGCACAGAAGAAACTTAGGTGTTCGTGATAGATAGTGTCAAACTCATTGTTCTTAACCATGTCAGCTTGACTAGTTTGAATAAACAAGACGCTGTTATCATGCATAATTTCTTTACATTGTAGTAAAAAGTCTAAAGGATAGTCGTTGTGCGCAAATACGTTCTGCGCATTGATAATATCAATGCTCTTGGCTTTTAATCCTTCTACGTGAGCCGCTGTAAAGTAATCTAGGATAACTTCATGATTCTTGCTACTGATTGGATGTAGATTGGTTGCTGGGTCAACACCGTAGGTAGTTAAGCCAATCTTTTTAAATGAATCTAACTGTGTACCATCATTACAGGCAATGTCCAACACTGACTTAGGCTTTTCGCTAAAGAATCCTAAACTGTAGTTAGCAAACCAATCAAAGTAGTCTTTAAGTGTTTGACTAGTACCGCTTACATACAGGTAGTTGCGGAATAGTAGGTCTGGATTAACAGCATGACTTAATTGTAAATGACTACATTCTGTACAACGATTTAACACCAATGGGAATGTTAGCTCGGCTTCTTCTTCTGTTTTAATAAAACTATTGGCCATTGGCTGTATGCCTAGGTCTAGAGTTAATTCTAAATGCTGGCTTCCACAGCACAGGCACTCGGTTAATTCTTTTGCGTTATCGATCATATTCTTTTTCCCATTGATATGTCATGTAATTATCGCGGCGTTCAATGTGTGCGTCCGCATATTTTTCTTTTAGGCTATTAACTATTGTACTAGGAGTTTCAGTAAATGTAAAGCCAAACGTTTGTTCAAATAATGTAGTGTCTAGGCCAAAGTCATAGGCATTAGCAGTCTTACCACGATCAACTACAGGCACAGCTAGTTCATTGGCCACAGTGGCGGCAATATAGTCAACTGTGGCATTGAAACTGGCCATATTGTAGATACCACTCACTGGCTGTTCGATACACCGAGCAATGCCACGGCACAGATCTTCAATGCCTAGCAAGGCACGATTGATATGTTTATTAGTTACTGTGATTTTACCTTGTGTTCTAACCGCATCATACATAGCATTGATCATTACATCAGCACGTAGGTTAGGTGCCCAACCGTTGACTGTACCAAAGCGTAGACCAATTACAGGTTGCCCATTGCCAATGGCAACTTTGGCTTCTAGGTCTAAGGTATATTTGGTAATGTCATAATTGTTCACAGGAATAAACTGACGGTTGTCTTCAGTAAACAGTTGCCCAGGTAGGCTGTTGCCGTATACACTAGCTGAACTAGCATAGATCAACGGAATATCTTTCCAACTTAGTTTAGCCACTAGGTTAGTAAAGTTAGTAACATTGTTTAACCACGGACTAGCAATAGGACCAACACAGCTTGCTACACTACTGTGGCCTGCTAGTAAAACTACAGCATCAAATTGCCCTAGATAGGTAGCATCAAGTTTGTGGTAGTCAGTTCTCTTAGACGTTTCATCATAGTTGTACCAGCAACAGTCTACACTTTCTACAGTGTAGGTCTGTGCCAATACTTGCCTTAGTCTAGATCCAACATAACCATTACCGCCAATGATTAGGATGTTTTTCATTAGTCGATGATCATCATGCCATTTGGAGCAATGTTGCCTTGTAGGCCAACAACGTCCAATTCAACTAATTTGTCTGCTGGAATAAATTTAGCCATGCTGTGTTCAACATCAATATATTTTTGTTGATTGAATGTGGCAAACATATTCTCAATGATCTTTTGGAACAGCTCAATGGTCTCATCAAGTAGGCCAGGAGTGAAACTATATAAACGAGTCTGTAGTAGATAGTCTACACCAGTGTCAGTTTGTGGAATCCAACTAGCTTGACGTTTCTTAAACACATACTTGTCTTTGGTCTTGGCATTGTCAAAATGTTTAATATCAAACTTATCATTGACTATATATCTACCACTGAGTTTAAAAATGCGGCCAGCACTGTTGACTTCTTTCAGCATGTCTTCATCAGTTTTGATGTAGTTCAATGCTTTGATAATACCCAACGCTTCCATAGAGTTTTTACCAATGTCGTAATTGCTGACATTTTCGTGGAAGTGTTTGATATCTGCGTCATCGCTGTTGTCAATGTAGTAATCAACTAGGTCAATTAATTCATTAAACTCTGCGCTGTCATCATTTTGTACGTCAACTTTGCTGTTGTCAATTAAAATAATAACCGCACCTGGGATACGTTCTTTAGCACTTTTGGCTGTGTCCAATGTCTGCTGGATACGTTGCTCTGCTGTGTAAATGCCGTAGTTGCTATATACTGCTGAAGTTAAAAGGACTATGTTTTTCATACTGGTGTACTCAATAGGTTAGTGATTGGTTGTTTAACGTTTTTATCCATTACTACTACGCTGTCATAGAAGTGCATGCCTACTAGATCTTTGTAGAAGTCAGCAAACATCATATTGTCTGGATGTTGGTCCATACCTTTGTAATAGCTACTATTCATAGTATCGGATACCATTTTAGCATACTGTAGGAATGTGCTAGGATTTTTAAGTCCGCCGCCGTATTCTGGCCAGTAGTTGGTGTGTGTATCTTCACACATGTACACACCGCCTTGTGTAATAGCAGGCCATACCTTTTGTAGGGTAAGGATTTGATGTGGGCAAACATGACTACCGTCATCTAAGAACACATCAATTTGTGGATGTTCTTTTAGGAACTCATCCCAAAACGCTGGATCTGCTTGGTTACCATTTACCTGTATACAACCCGGTGTTTGGTGTTCTGGTTTGAAAGCATTAGGATCAATGTCAATACCAATGATAGTAGCACCTTCACCAAAATACTTCTGCCACATTTCGGCACTGCCACCACGGCAAATACCAACTTCAACTACCACAGGCTTCTTACCTACAAACTTGCTAAAGTGTTGCTCGTAGATGTCAAAGTAGTGACTCCACTTGCCGCAATGACGGTCAAGATTTTTAAAAATATCTATTAGCATCGTAACCATCTCTCGTTATCTAAAGTCCATTGTACTACTTCACCAATACGATCAGTTAGGCTAACCTTAGGTTCCCAACCTAACTTACGCATATAGTCACCGCTTAGAGCATAACGTAAATCATGCCCCGGACGACTGCTATGGAAGTCTACCATTTCATACTTAAGTTCTTTGCCCTGAGCATCAGCAATGATCTGTGCTAATTGTAGATTGTTGATTTCTTGTTTACCTACTAAGTTAAACTTAGGACATTTAGCATCACCGTAGTCTGCTTCTAGTTTGCTTGGGTCTAAGCCTAACAAGAAAAACATAGCATCAGCTACGTCTGCCGCATGAATATAGAAACGACTACCAGGGATTGTACGTGTGCTGTCACTGTGGATAGTAATAGCGTCGCCATCGTTTACCTTACGAATACACATAGGAATAAACTTCTCTGGGTGTTGACGTTGGCCAAACACGTTCATTGTATGCGTAATGTAGATAGGCATCTTGTAGGTATTTTCAAACGCTACAGCTAGCTCTTCACCACCAGCTTTGGTAGCTGAGTATGGATTGCTTGAGTTGTAACGATCACGCTCACCATAGTTAACACCATTAGGTGCTGGACCAAATACTTCATCTGTTGAGAAGTAGATAAAGCGTTCTAGGTTAGGTAGTTTGCGAGCAAACTCTAAGATGTGGCCTGTGCCAACTACGTTGTCCCAAACAAACTCCATTGGGAACTCAATTGAGCGATCAACATGTGATCCTGCGGCTAAATGTAGTACATAGTTTACATCTCCAATGTCACGAGCCACCATTGGGTTTAATTCAGCACGTAGGTCATGGAATACAACCTTAACACGCTTACGTGTTTCCTGATCAAAGTTTGCCATCATATCACTCAAGCGGTTTAGGTTACCACTAAAGTCTAGACGATCTAAACTAACAATATTCCAATCGGTATTTCTTAATAGGTTTTCAATAACGTGATGCGCAATAAAGCCTGCTCCACCAGTTACAAGAACGGTTTTTGACATTGATTTCTCCACTTTTCGTTGAATTTCTTGCTATAATGTATTTATTTTAGCCTGTTTCGAGGCAAAAATTATGCTGGTTGTGTTACTTTAGCTTCAACGTATTCTTTGATGAATTTAATTGCTTTACGACTAGTGTCGAACACATATTCGTTAGCGTCATCTTCTGTGTTAAGAATTACAATAAAACCATTTGTTACTTTACGAATTTCAATTGAATCAAACATGTTTGTGTTTCCTTATATAAGTTTTAATACGAGTGTTAACTCTACAATAGTAACATAAACAGACTCAATAGTCAAGAAAAAAGGCACCAAAAGATGCCTTTTTGGATAGATATACATGTTATTTTTTTAAACATTGTGCTTGTATTTTGAATGTATCAAATTTTAACCAATAGGTCAATGATTGTTTAGCCTCTTCGCACTGTGTTTCATTAGCAAATTCAAGCGTAACCTTGCCCGGTATATCTTTTGGGTCAGTTGTGTTTACTACTAGTATCAATAGTATCCAACTCATTAGATTATATGATTCCAATAGACTATTGTCCATCGTCCGTCATCATGCTCAACTAGAGCACTACAGCTTTCTACCCAGTCCCCATCATTCATATAGATCATACCATTAGGCATGTGTTTGATTTCTGGTGTGTGTATGTGTCCGCAGATTACACCATCATATCCACGTTTAGCCGCATAGTCAGTTAGGTTAGTTTCAAACTTAAACACAAAGTCAATGGCTTTTTTAACTTTATGTTTGAGATACTTGCTCAAACTCCAGTAGCCAAAGCCTAATCGTTGTCTAGCAAAGTTAAAATAGTTGTTAAACCATAAAGCTACATCATAGGCTTTGTCGCCCAAGAATCCAATCCACGGTGCTAGTCTAGTAATACCATCAAACATATCACCGTGGGTGATTAGGAATAATTCTCCATCAACACTGCGATACTCTGCTTGATTAACGATACGTATTCTACCTAGACTAAAATGATGTTGTACCAGAGGACGGAGGAATTCGTCATGGTTACCTGTCACATAAGTTACATTACATCCTCGTTTACTGTAACCTAATATTCGTCGAATAACATTAGTATGCGCTTGTTTCCAAGCCCATTTGTTCTGTTGGATTTTCCACCCGTCAATGATGTCACCTATTAGGAATAGATTATCACAGGTGTGATGTTTGAGAAAGTTATTCAGCAATTCAGCTTTAGCATCTTTAGTCCCAAGATGAAAGTCCGATATACAGATTGTTTTATATCTAATTAAGGGACTAGTGACCATACGCCAATGGCCGCCAATACCAATAACACACTACTAATATCTGTTATTGCTTCTATAAAAATCTCAAACATAGTTTTCCCTAAAAGTTATACTGTAGTTGAACACGTAAAGCGTCTGCTTTAAAGTTAGCATAGTCTTGTTTTACTATTGTAGTAGACGATGCTCCAGTTACTAAATTGCTACGATTCATATGATGATAGTAAGCCACAAGTTCAACTTCTGGCGCAATTTGCCATTCAGCACCTGCTTCCCAGTCGTTAACTTTATTCATCGGTGAGTTAGTTTCTGCTTTTGACGCACCATCAAAGTATTGCCATCTAACAAATGGAATTAGTGTACCATCAGTATCGCCAACTTTGAAGTGATCAATTTTATACATAGTTTGAATGTAGCCACCGTTCAAGTTAGTTTCTTTAATAATACCATCAGTACTAGCAGTAGTATCTAAGCCAGGAGTTTTGCCCCAGTTCCACTCACCTTGTAGACCAAACGGTTGTGGGTACATCATAAAACTTACACCCATACGTTCGTCTTTGAATCCAGTGGTGTTGCCTGGTTCTAATGTTGGTGTTTTAGTTGCGTAAACGTTGTTGCCCATATTTCTTCTATACGCACTACCTGTTCTTACATACTTGCCTGTATAACCTTGTACACCAGCTTCGTATATTTGGCCGCTTTCTGTTTTCCATGGGTAAGTAAGACGTGCTACTGTGTGGTAATTATCATTACGATCTTGTTGGTTAGCACCTTGACCGTTATACACACCAATGCCAAACATACCGTAGTTTCCTGAATGTTTTAATCCTGCATCTTGTATTTCTTTAAACAGCTTTTGTATATTATCAGGTGTGTAGTAGTAGAACGCACCTAAATCACGTTCATCACGCACCGCACTATTAAATGCGTCAGCACGATCAAGTGCTAACCGATTTTGTGAAGATTGTAAATTCTCAAAGCCATATGGTACTTTACTTTGGCCTACACGTACACGATGTACTTTGTCTTTGGTTAGATTCACGTCACCGTAAGCATCACGTAGTTGAGCAACGTTACCTGTGGTACCTGCTGTACTAGCAAAGTCGGGTTGAATATAGTAATCTAAACGATCACCAGCTGAACCAGAAATGATCACACGTGCTCGACGGATAAGAAAGTTTTTGTCTTGATCAGCAAGAGAGTTTTTATTACCTACAGATCGATCTGACCAAAGGTTGACTCCTTCGTCACCACTAAGCATAGTAGTATTGCGCACTTGTAAATAGCCACGAATGTTCATTTTACTAGCCGCATGTACAGTAGTGTCTTTTTCTTTTTTAGCAGCTACTTTTTCTCCGCTGTGTCCTTTGGTTATAAGTGCGCCTTCTTCTTCTGTAAGTACACCCTTCATAACTAGTGCGTTAACAATGTCGCTAGTGCTGTCGGCATGCGCTTGCTTTAATCCTGCAACTGATACTGCTAGTGCTATCACTACATAATACATTATTGATTTAATCTTTTGTATGGTCATTAATATTCCCCTTATATATATTATTTAAACACACAAAGATTACAGTAGTGTTACAAACAGATTAAATTTTTATTACAGCCGTAAAAAAGCCCCAGTTAAGGGGCTTTTTAATTATTAAACTAAGAAGTAAATCTTAGAAGAATAAGATAGCACCTGCTGATACTGAACGTGATTTACCTTCAGCACCATTTTGTGCTTCTGATTTAACGTCTGAGTATTCAGCAACTAGATTAACGTGTTTTGTAAGTGGGTGATAAGCACCAACTGTCCACATTTCGTTTTTCGAAACTAATGCGGTAGCTGTTTCACCACTATTACGATCTAGTTTACTTTGACCCCAGCTTACGCCAAGTTTAGTAGCTGTAGGCAATGTGTATGTACCTTGAACGTATCCGCCGTTTGAATCACGACGGCGACCAGTAGTATCAAAACCATCAGCTAATTGTAGTGTACGGCCAATACCTTTACCATCAAAGTAGTAAGCAGTTAAACCATATGGGCCAGCAGCCAAGTTTGTACCAACGTCCCAAGCATAAGCGCGGTCATCTGCTGCAGAGCCAGTTACACCTTCAACTTTTTGTGAAATAGCACTTGACCATACTTTAGCAGCGATAGGACCTTCTAATGAGTATGATAGTTTACCTTCAAATGCTGGTTGAGCACCGCCACGGCCTGTTGAAGTTGCTGAAGCAGCTTGTACACCCGCAGTCACAGCACTTAGGTCAGCTGTTTGAGCATTCCATGCTTGTGTTACACCAGCCGTAAAGCTAAAGCCATTAAAGTTTGGTGATGTGTAAGCAATTTGTGATTTCCAATCAGCGTACATGAAGCCAGTACCAATACGACCCAATGTTGTTGTGTTACCAGCTAGTGCGCCAGCACCAGAACCTACACCCAACAATGTCATATCATTTAAGATAGCATCACTAGCGAAAATGCCTAGGTCTTTACCTAGTTTTACGCTACCCCATGATTTGTCACCAATGGTTAAAAATGCTTGACGATTTTCTTGGTTAGCGCCTTGATCACCAGCCGCTGTAGTTGAAGCGCCTGGATTAATTGCGATAGTAAAACCGATGTCTAAATCATTTTGACGTGATTTACCAGAAACTGATAATACGTTTGGTAATAAACCAGTTGTAATATTTGATTCATTACGTTGGCCTGTGCTGTTAGGACCACCAAGGCCACCAACTACTACATCACCTGTACCGCGTGTATTAGTATAGTAAGCGTTTACCACGCCACCAATGTCTAATGTCCAGTCACCTGCTGGGATTTGAATGCCAGCGTTAGCTGTAGAGTACATACTTGCTAATAGTGTTGCTAATAATAATTTCTTCATTGTGTTTCCTCTTTGTTAATTGTTGCTTTTATGCCACATGGGTGCGTATAAGCCACAGTTTTATTTATATGGCTGATACTAGCAATAAAATATTATATAATGATCTAGCGGGGTTTTAACAGCTTTTTGAGCAAATTAGTTAGTGTAGATTTATATTATCTAATTCTTCTATATTAATAGTCTTGTAGTAGTACTGCCAATCTGTTTTAATGACGCCTGTTTTGGCCGCTGTGTAATAATCTTCTATTACTACAACACGCTGGTTTGATTTTGAATTTGTTAACCATTGCTTAGGTCCATTATACATAAAATGTTTGTATGATATAGTATCATTGACTACTAGTGGTAGTGTGTGATCAATAATGGGTTGACTAATTGGTTGTGGAAAGTCTATATAGCCTCGGTAACTATTATTAATTAGTGCCGGGTATCTGGCTCTAATATTATTAATAGTAAATGACCCATAGATTAATTTAATATTAACGTCTACAGTTCCATGTACCTTTACATTTGTTACAAATTTAAATAATAGACCAGATGTCAGTGGTCCAGAATGTACAATAGTGCCGTCGACAGTAATTTCTGCCGCGGCACTGTCAGTAACTGACCCAAACATTAGTAGAGTTCTATAACTTTCTTTAGATTTAAAAAAAGATATCAACTGATTAAGCATTAGTTATTTAAAAAAAGGAATAAAGTCAGCGAGCCTACGTGGTGGTAGTTTAAAATCTTTATGTCCTGTTGCTTTGATAAATCTACGTATTTCTTGCTCATATCTACGTTGAATATCTTTCTGTGCGTAAGGATACCAAACACCATTTTGAATATTAGTGTAGTCATGCTGTATACGATAGCATAAACGATCTTTAATATTACCCAAACGTCTGTGCTGTGTAATTGAGTTATCAAATAATAACCAATCGCCTTCGTTTTCATACCAATGATCGTAGGTGTACTCAGGTACAAATAATTCTTTGTTAATACGAGCAAAGACTTTATCACTTTCTTTCTTGGTCATGCCTTTGATACTCCACACTGTGTTAACACTATAGTGTAGACCTTTGACTCCGCCTGGGCTAGTCATGATCATTGGAATTTCTGTATCATCATATGGGCACATGTTAAGATTCATAATGATGTCTTGTTTTTTGTTTAGTCCAGGGCAGATCTTACCCGGAGTAAATCTATGTAGGACTATCATTTCATCTAACTCACGGCGAAAACTATCCGGCACTGATTCGTAATAGTCAGTTGTGGTCAGGAATCCTGTGGCACTGCCTACTACGTTTTTGGCCGCTAGTAAACTAACACCTGGAGTAAACGTTAATGTACCACTTTCGTTACTGTGCCACAACAATTCACCTTCAGCAAACATACCCAATGGATTGCCGTTGGCATCATATCCACCCTGTACTCGTGTAATATCGTAGCCTGTATCTGTGTGCTCTTGCGCACTAATACAGCTACGTATCACTGTACGATCTAAACTATCAATTGACTTGTCATCTTCCAATGCCAAGGCAATAATAAGATCCCATGGTTGTTTATACTTGTTGATAAAGTAATTTTTAGTACCAAAACGTTGAGCACCTAACATGTTTGTCAGTTCAATTTGACGCTCTTTGGTTATATTGGCTTTTCTAAAAACAGTTACAAGGTTCTGTAAATGTTGCTGGCCAATAGCTAACCACTCTTCGTTGGTAATGTTATTAAGATCTAAGTCATCAATGATAACTCCAAATCTACCTAACCCTGGGATTTTAGTTATTTTCATAATCTTAGTACCTATATGTTTCTGCTTTATATGGACCTTCTACTCTAACGCCAATGTAGTTAGCTTGATCCGTTGACAACTCTGTTAGTTGCGCACCAATTTGTGCTAGGTGTAGTTTAGCTACTTTTTCATCTAGGTGTTTAGGCAACAAATGAATACTACCAGTATTGTAGTCTTCCCAGTTTTGGAACATTTCAATCTGTGCTAGCACTTGATTGGTAAAGCTGTTTGACATAACAAAGCTAGGATGTCCTGTACCGCAACCTAAGTTTACTAGTCGTCCCTTAGCTAGAACAATAATCTTACGACCACTTGGCATGGTCACATGATCTACCTGTGGTTTGATTTCATCCCACTCGTAACCAGCAATACTAGCAATATCAATCTCGCTGTCAAAGTGACCAATGTTACATACAATAGCGTTGTTCTTCATAGCCGTCATATGATCGTGTGTGATAACATTGATGTTACCTGTGGCTGTTACAAAGATGTCTGCTTTGTCTGCGGCATAGTCCATGGTAACAACCTTGTAACCTTCCATTGCGGCCTGTAAGGCGCAGATTGGATCTACTTCAGTTACCCAAACTTGAGCTGACAGAGCACGTAGACTAGCGGCTGAACCTTTGCCTACATCGCCATAGCCTGCTACCACAGCAATCTTACCAGCAATCATAACATCTGTAGCACGTTTAACAGCATCAACTAGGCTTTCACGACAACCGTATAGATTATCAAACTTAGTTTTAGTCACTGAGTCGTTAACGTTAATAGCACGCAGGTGGAATTGACCTTTGGCAATTGCTTCGTTAATTTTGTGTATACCAGTTGTGGTTTCTTCTGTCACTCCACGGATATTACCTAATAGGCCCGGGTGGTGTTTGTGTATATAATAGGTTAGATCATGTCCATCATCTAATAGCATATTAGGTGTCCAACCATCTGGACCATGTAGGGTGCGTTGAATACAATCCCAGTATTCTTCCTCTGTTTCACCTTTCCAAGCAAACACAGGAATACCCAGGTCAGCTAAGGCAGCCGCGGCATGGTCTTGTGTACTAAAAATATTACAACTACTCCAACGCACTGTTGCTCCTAGCGCGATCAGAGTCTGTACAAGTACCGCAGTTTGAATAGTCATGTGTAGTGACCCTGCGATGCGAGCGCCTTTAAGTGGTTGTGATTCTTTGTATTCTTCACGTACTGCCATTAGGCCCGGCATTTCCGTTTCAGCAATGGCTATTTCTTTATGACCCCACGCCGCAAGTCCAATGTCTTTGATTTTATAATCCATATTATCTTCCAGTTAACGGAAAAGTATTGTTTAGATACTCCCCAAATTGATTAAAATATTCGTCACACTTATCGAGTGACTTTGATGTTCCCCATGTTACATGGTGGGGTAACCATTCAAATCCTACAAATTCAAATATAGGTTTGACTGGTTGTACTAACGCTTCGGGGCTGCCTAATACCTGTGTTGCCATACTAGGCAGGCCACCAGTGGTAAAACTAAACACTACTTGCTTACCTTTTAAATGCGGCTCGATATGAAATTTATCTCCACCGGCATCGGTTACAGTAAACACATAATCATCTATAAAAACAGTTTCAATATACAGCTTTAGTATAGCAGGTATTGACCAAACATATATAGGCGTTTGAACATACACCAGATCTGCTTTTTGTAACATTTCTAGTTCATTTTTAGAAAAGTCACCTAGCAATCCTGCTTGTCGAGCATTGCCATAATTATTACTGTACACTGATCTATATTTACGCTCTGAATCTGGTCTCGGTGTTTTATACAAGATTTCAGAAGATTCAGTAATAGCATCCTTGCTGGCATGTAGATCTAAAGTTTCAACTGTATAGCCCAACTCAGCGAATCTAGCATTGGCCATTTTAAACAATTCACCGTTGAGGCTCTGTTGATTTGGATGTACTAATATACTGCGTACTATCATTATGTTTGAATATCCGCAATTTTAAAATCCATTATCAATCTTTGCTCCTCTTTTCTCTGTAAAATATTTTAAAAATTTAACTATGTACACGCTTAAATCAAATTCAAACCAACGAACTTTATGTCCAGTTTTTAAACTATATCTCATGCCATGATGATTATTTTGTATAGCTGTTGGATATATACCTAATGTTAGGTAATAAAAAATAATATTATTATACGATGTATCCGGAGTATTAAAGTTTCTATAGTTTGTCGGCAACCAAACATGGCCAGTGATACTAGCAAACGGAGATATTAAACTCATTAAGAATCTACCCATAAACACTATTTTAAATAAGAATATTGGACAGACAAAATATAAAACGATCCAATAAAGTACAGTCAGCCAATTTGAATATTCTTCAATAAAGAAAGTCCAAAGATCATCTAAAATATTTTTATGTACTTCGCGTTGTTTCTTAAAGAAGTTATCTGCATCTGGATATTCTGTTTTTTCTTGATAGATATAGTTAATAGGACTCAGTAAACTCATATTGTACCAATGATTACGCCAATTAGAGCAGTCTTTGTTTCCTTGGTCGCTATACATATGATGATTTTTATGTATTAGGCATAGGGTTGTTATTGGTCCCCAGCCATTTTCTACAGTGGCCAAGAAAGAAGTAATCTTATAACCAATTCTGGTAGTATCTATTTCATACAGAGCATGTCCACAGCACATATGAACAAAGCAATCATTTAAGGCCACCGTGTAGATTAACGCCAACGGATACCAATACCATTGCTCACTAAAGTGTGTGATGGTATCGTACAGTTCGTAGCCGCCCACTATCCACACAAATGTGACTAGCAATGCTGTTGTTAATGATTTAGGTGTGATAGTAAACATATTAAAATACTTATCTGCCTATTAGTCCTAAGAGCTTTTTCTTACCGTGGAACACTGTATTTGTATCTATATGATTAATAAACAGGCCAATCATCGAATGTACGCTGTTATTTTGGAATCCACCTGCTTTCTTATAGCTTATTCTAGTTAGGCCCTGCCACTTAGCACATCCAAAGTTAAATGAGTTAATGGTTATGTCACGGTCTTGTTTGATAATACTAGATGGGATCATATATTTTTGCTGTAGGTATCCTATCATATACGTTACAAACGTTTCGTCTGAGAACGCTAGGGCAACAAAGTACCAACCGCCATAGACCTGTTCACCAGCTACTTCAAATGTACAGGGAACATCAGGGTTATTAATAATTTCCTGCCAACGTGCCAGTACCTTATCTTTGTATCTAGACTTTAAAAAAAACTGTTCATAGATGTCGCGTATGATCATGCCGTGATCTGCGGGCATAGATATTTGTATGAAGTCTAGGGTATTTCTATAAAAGCCTCCCTGTACAAACAAATGATACAGGCTATTACTTAATATCATTTGTAGATAGTCATCTTTGGTAAACGTATGTCCACCTACAACAACTTCTCTATCAGAATCTTCTTCTACTACTGCCCAACCTTTGTTTTTAGCTATGGTTTCAATACCATACTTGGCTCTATAGGCATAGGCATAAGCAGGTGTTTCTGGTAGTAGGATCCATTCAAACCACTGTACACTTAGATTATAACTGCCCAATACATCTAGTTCGTAATAGTATTTTTCTAAACTAATACCAGGTAGGCCCATGATCATTTCAACATACACAGGCATTTGTTTATCACGTGCCAGTGGTTGAAACACAGCCAGTTGTTTTTCTAGGCTAATGTTTTGACGATCAATGTTTTCTAGTATCTCATCGTCGAGTGTCTGTAGGCTTAGTTTAAGTTCTTTGGTTAGACTTAGTGAATTGTCAAAGTCAATACGCAGTATATCTCTAATAACGTCTAGCTTGTTTTCTGTTTTAGCAAAGCCACCATAGCCAATCTTAAACAGTTGCCCTGTTTCTTTTTTACGTTTGATTAGGTAAGTGATAATGTCAATGTCACGTTGACCAAAGATGCCAAAGTTAGCATCAGCAAAGTATAAGAATGTAAGATCAAATTGACTTACAGCATCAATGTCTAACTTAACGTTGTCAATGCTTTTCTTAATAACAGTTGTAGCAGTACCGCCACCCCAATCACAGTAGGTACAACCGTAGGGGCATCCACGAGTAGTTTCAATTACGCACAGCAACAACGATCTAGGAAAGTGATGGCGTTGGAATTCAATAAACGCAGTAAGTTCAGTGTACTGGCTGTGTAGAGCACTCCAATCATACTGAAACTGTTTCTTATCACGATGCGCCATAGTCTGCTTACTAATTTTAATGTTTCTGCCCTTGCTTGGGTAGCGTACATCTGTAACCATATCCCAATTGATTTGGCCATCGCTGTAATTGTCCAGCAGTTCGTTAAAGCACAGCTCGCCGTAGCACTCACCTGGCAGACTAGCATCTAAGTACGGATGTTCTTTAAACCAATTGCTATCGTGTTTAAAGTATTGATGAGGACCACCACTGATGATCACACATTTAGGAAAGGTCTGTTTGACCCATGCGGCTATTTCGTAGGCTAGGTTATAGTTCCAAACATACAGACTAATAGCAAACACATCAGGTTTAGCATCAGTTAATAGTTGTTTGATTTTATCTATGTTGTCTGAACTATAGATGTCAGCATAGCAAGGATACCATGTCCATTCATCACTACGTTCACCGTATTGTTCATAGTAGGTCTTGGCACTGGCCCATAGGTATGGTAACCAGATTTCACCGCTGAATCTAGGAAAGTTACAGACTACAATTGTTTTTTTACGTAGGATTGGTAAAGACATAAAGAGCCAGTCCACCGTTCTCGCTGTTAAACCAAGCTAGGGTGTCTACAAACTTATTCTTAAAACTAGGTGTTACTGATTCAAATTTTAAATCATTACACATCTTTAAGACCTGTCTGTTGGTAAAGCTCATTTCAAACGGATTATTTTCTTGATCGTGATATAGCGTGTGCGAGTTATATTTGATCTCAAAGAACTTTTTAAGTATCTTGCCATACTTATTGTACACAGCAAGAACTAGTTTACCGCCAGGTTTTAATAGACCCTTTAGTTTAGCTAGTGCTTGTTGGTACTCAGGGATGTGATGGAGAACTCCACAACAGATAATTAAATCATATTTCTTAACAGTACGAAACTCTAAGAAATCTTTTTTAATCCATTTAACATTGGCTATGCCATTTGTTTTAGCAAACTCCTGAGCATAGTCAATACTATCACTAAAGTCAACTGCGGTAAGTTGACTGTTAGGATAGTGTATGGCAAATAGATTACTTACTAGGCCTGTGCCGCAACCAACATCTAATACATCGTAGCCATCAACCATAATAGCATCTATCTCTTTTAAATAGATGTTGTGGATCCCTTGTTCTTCGTAGAACTTGAGATCTTCCCAAGAGTACTTGCCTGGAAAGTTAATGCGACTGTAAAATTGTTTGATTGCGTCTGTGGTCATTATTCAGTAGCAGGTGTTGCGTTGCCCCTAGGAGCTCTTTGTGCTGTTGCTGGGTCAGACCATTTACGACCTTTGCCATTTAGTTTAGTGTACTCGGCATCAATCATAGCATTAAGAAATAATCTACGTACTTCTTTGTCTAAAATGGTTGCCGCGATACGTTTAACTGGTTTTGAAAGATTGAAGCTTGCGTTAGTTGCCATGATATCTCCTTAAAAATATAGTATACATTATTACATTACCTATGTCAATTGATCTATTGAAATTTAATTTTCTCTGCTTGCCAAAATTCTACAGGGACACCAGCATCATCACCTTCCAACAATAAATCATAGTTGTCGTGGTAATGTTTAATAAAATTATCAGCCAAATAATTTTCAATTTGGTATTCTGGTAATGCTATTTTTTCTTGTAGTATCCGTTCTACAAATAATCCGTATATCTCAAACTCGCTAAACCCAGGGCAAGCTGGCGGAGATATATCCGGATATTCTTTATAAACTGAAATTAAATCTTTACCGTGTTTATTTAAAATAAACTCTTCTATACTAACTAATACTCTGCGCTCAATTTGAGCAAAATGCGTCATATAACTAGGACTATCATTTTTATCTAAGTTAAAAGCATATTTAATAAATTTAAAATACGGCTCATAATGATCTTCGCTGTCTGTATATATTTCTTTACAGTCAAAGGATTTTTTAGTTTTTAGTATCACGTCAGCGTCTAATACTATCCAGCTGTCTTCGTTGAACAGCTTGTGTAAATTTAATTTTACATATTGTTGACGTAGCCAGCCATGCTGTTCTGTAGATAAAAAGTCCAACGACGAATGTGTAATAACATCGGCCTTAAATGGCATTGCTGGACAGCTACGGTCATACAGGTCATCCCATATAACTGTTACATCAGTGATATTATCAAAGGCAGTTAGAGCATGTCTATACGCTAACTGCATAATATGATAATGTTTTGTATAACTAAAAAGCACTAGCCTCATATATAATCTGTTAAATTATCCGTGTCGCGTTTGATATTTACCGCAATAGCTCGTGGATAAGGATTAGCTTCATTGTAGTCGTTGATTAGAATACGTTTGGTATTCTTTAATCCTGATACTAATTGGAAGTCATTGAACCCTAATTCTGTTAGCATGGCGATATCTTCTTCACGCCGGCTTTCGGGACGTGCTGTAGTAAAGATCAACTGTCCACCGTTGGCTACTAGCTGTTTAACTCTGGCAATATTGTTAGCCAAAGGCACTGTGGGCACATTATGTTTTCTATAGTTCTGTGCTTGAATAATAGTTCCATCAATGTCACAAAACACCACAGCACGATCATTGTATTCAAACCAATCATCTGCTGTGCCTACGTCGGTGTAGTCAGTGACCAAGGCTTCTTTAAAGATATGACGATCATTTAAGCACTGTTCAATAACATGACTGACAAATATTTCTTTTACGTTGGCCGCATTAAGTTTTTCATAGGCATCTAGGTACATACCAACACTGGCAAACTTGTATCCGCCTACACAGAACTTATCGCTGACTACCTGCTTTTCGATGATGCTGGTAATAATGCCTTGATCATTGCTGACAATAAAACTTTTACTGCCCAACTTCTTAAGTACTTCATGATCTTTGATACTGCTCACACATACATAGTTTCCCTCTTGATATTCGTGCTCAAAGAAACTGTCGCAGTCTTTGATTAAGAATTCTGTACTGGGAGCAAAGTCCATAGCTTTGAGTATTTGATATACTGTGTTGGCTGGTCCTGAGGTACGTTCAGGTAAGACGATTAATGTAATATCATCTGGGTAGTGTTCAGTAACGTAATCAGCAATAGCGTATCTTGCTTCATTCTCTGCGATGATTCCTAGAGTAATATGATGCCTGCCTAAATACGGAGCAATACTACGTTCAAACATCATCTTGCCTGTAAAGTCGGCTAAGGTATACTTTGGTCGCATGCCCGGAAAGCGTGTGCTTAATCCTGCGGCGGGTACAATTATTTCCATAATCGTCTAATTCCTTCAAGTAAAAATACGTGTTCGTACGTGCCTCGAGGGGCATGTCGATAAACACGTAGTAGCATTAAAATTAACAAGTAATCGTTATCCACTAATGCCTGTGGATAGCGTTGTTTAAGCTGTTGACTGATGTAGTTAGTCTTAACATCTAATACCACGTCACTGTTGCGAGTAAACCACTGTAGGTTTAAGTCTTGACGTAGTTTAGCAATATCAAATATGTAACTATCGTAGTCAATGGTAGCGCAGTCAATTAAATAGAATCCATCTTCTGTGTAGATAATGTTTTCTAATGTTAGATCACCTATGTATTCGCTTTGCGGCAAATGTTTGGGCAGTTTATCTAAGAGTTCCTGCGCAGTAAACGGCAGTAGACTAAAATCAATTTCTTGTAGTTTAGCCTTGTAAATTTCTGTGTAGTCTTTATCTACAGCATTAGCTGATAGTTTATCTAAGACGCCAAATAAAAATTGTAATAAACGATTTGGTTGATGCGACTTAAGATACGTTTTAATATCTAGACCGTGTATATATTCCATGTCTAGAGTAATATCGCTGTACCTGTATATTTTAGGTACAGGATAGTTATTAACTAGTGCTAGCATACGTTCTACATTACGACCAATCGTGCCAACTTTTCTAACAAACAACTTACTACCGTCATCCATTAGATATATTTGGTTGCCGCTGAACCCTCGAAATGTCTGTACTAGATTATCCACGTGTTCTCAAATGATTATTAAACCAACTGTCAGGTGCGGCACCTGTATGATCAAAGGTTGTGCTGTAACAGGTCATTGGAATACGTGTACTGGCCAAGTAGGCCGCATCACGTGCTTGTTGTAGACTGTAGATATGTTGATCTAGATTAACATCAACATCAGCTATGTATTTCTTCCAAAATAACGGAATGTCTTCGATGGTCCAACGATAGTCAGTACCCTGTGGCTGTGCCGCATATAGGAATTGTGCCGCGGCATAAAGATTAGTAGCACTGTTGTCTCTATCCTCGTAGCCAATACGCACTCGCATGTCTCGAGTAAAGAAGCCCGGAGGAATAACAATAGGAGGTGCTAGGTTGATAATATGTGGACTAACATGACTGTAGCCATCGTAGTGACGAACTAGCTCACGTGTTGGGCTGTAGACAGGGCCTGTTAACTCATAGCCCTTGTGCCATAGGGTATCTGTGCGGAATACAATCTCGTCGCCGTACTCATTATCCTGCCAATACTGTTTAAAGCGTTGACCTTTTAAAATTCGTATAGCATCAAACGTGCGCCAAACGTGCTTAATGTAATTACCATCTGGTGTAAGTTCGCCATTATGGTGTATGCTTAGGCGCATCTGTTCTGGCCAATGGCTGTAGTAAATTACGCTTAGTGGGTCGGGGTCTTCATTTAATAGTCGAATGCCAGCGGCCACTACATCTAGGTTGTGATCTATAAAGATATGATCATCATTACCAGCAAACCATATTAGGTCATCATCAGCAAACTGTTCGCCCAGTGTGCGCCAATCACGAGTGTGATTAATGCGATGCCAATGTAGTTCTAAACGGTCAGCAGGAAATAACTCTGTGATCCATGCTTGTAATTCTTGTTGTCTGTGAGCAAATTCTGGTTCAACTTGAATGTAAAATAAACATTTACTTAGTAAGGGGAGTAGTGCTGAATAACTGGCTAGGCAGTATTTAAAGATGTCCATGCGATCATACACAGGTAGCCATTCGCTACGGTGATAATAACTCAGACCTTGACTGGTGATTTTAACATTGAAAAGCAGTATCATTGTTGAGTATTTATAAGACGTTGTTGCCTCGCACACGTAAATTCAATACGAAGTTTTCGATCAACAACTTTGTGATGGTGGCTAAGAGTATAGCTTCACCGTTTTCTGACAGAGCATACTCTTGGTATAGCTCATAGGTTTGACTACCAATGATTTGGTAGATGCGATCTTTATCTAAGGGCAAATCGTCCCAATCGATTTCATCGCTAAGTTCTACTTCTTTAGCTAATTCAATAATTTCTGCTAGGGTAAATTTCATATAGTATTACCTTTTATATTATTTGTTAAGGTCTGCTATTGAAGCTGTCGTATCTGTTGTTGGGCGACCTGCTTTGCGTGCTGCTCCCCAGGCTGCATAAGATGCGCCGTCTGCTTGCTGGCTAACTCCCCGCTCAATCTGTTGTATCTTTCCGCCGCTGGCTAAGAATTCTTTCATAGCATTATTGATAATTTCGTCTGCTTCACGTTTTTCAATTGCTCGATTTTCTGCGGCGGTTAGTTGTTCTTCTACATTATAATTTTGTATTATTGACATACTGTTTCCTTGTTGTTATGGTCCGGCGTGAGGGAATCGAACCCCCAACTAGGGAGTAGAAATCCCCTGTTATATCCATTTAACTAACACCGGAGTGTCTGGTGCGACTGGGCGGGGTCGAACCGCCATGCCCTGCGGCGTCAGATTTTAAGTCTGATGAGTATACCAGTTTCTCCACAGTCGCTTGGTGGGCCGCCAGGGTTATGATCCCTGCCTTCTGCGTTATGAGCACAGTACTCTCGCCGAGTGAGTTATCGGCCCTACTTAATCTTGGCGGAGAGTATAGGATTCGAACCTATGCTCCCATTACTGGGAGGACGGCTTAGCAAGCCGCTGCCTTCGACCACTCGGCCAACTCTCCTAATTTCTTACTATACAACTATTATAACACCGTTTGCCGACAGTGTCAAGTATTTGGCGGAAGTTAATCGCATCGAACGATTTACCATTCCTGGTAACTACAGTTTTCAAGACTGTGTGAGGAGCCGACCTCAGTAACTTCCATGTTAGTGTTAGGTATTCATGTGTCAGGAACCTAACAAACCCCGTGAGCGCAGCCCATCCTCTTTTCGCGTCAGCGGAACCAGAATTGTCTCTTAACGAGATTGAGGTCTGGTCTTTATATGGACGGTTTGCCGGTCTCTCCTAACCTCGAATACATAATGTACCGGCTTTCTTCCAAACTTGGTGCCACCTCCTGGACTTGAACCAGGCACACCATGTGCTTCAAACATGTGCTCTACCAGATGAGCTAAGGTGGCATTCTAAACTAAATCTAAATAGTGCATTAGCTTGTGTTTGACCATTAGGTTTGGAACACGGAATTTCTCTGTATCTCTAAACCCAATCATTTGTCCTACTTCTGCTACTGCTCCACTACGTGCTACACCCATGTGGCAGTGTACCACTACGTTCATACTCTGTTCCCATGCTTCTTTTAATGCGTTAGCAATACCTTTAGCATCTTCATTGGTAATGGCTGCCGCATAGTAAAACTTTTCGCTATCGCTTTCTTCTACATCTAAGAAGTAGAACTGGCGTACAGTGTGGAAGTCATACTTAGGTGTTGGGAATTCTGTACCAGGATCTACAATCTGTATTAGCATACTGTTGAAACCTGGGTCGTAGTGATATCCTTTACGCACATCATCAAGACTAATATTTTCAATCCATGGTTTCATCATCGTATTCATCCTTATAATATTCCGGGTGTTTGGCACGTACAATAAGATGATTACCCATTGCACTACCACAACTAAACTGATCACCCTCTTTGAACTTTCTGCCGTTAAGTTTGAACGGCTTTAGAACTCTATCTCCATTCCACCAACTGCGTTGAATCTCAATATAACCCAACTCGCCTAACTGCTCACGCAACTTAGCAAACTCCGGATGGTCTTCTGAGTGTGTAGTTGAACACACACCTTTACCTTGAATAATTAAAATAAGTTCTTCATTAGTTGGTACGCGACCATTCTGTGTATAAGTGTTCCATTCTTTGCGAATTGTTACATCTGTTAAGTACTCTGAGTCAATGGTAAAGTCCATTATTCTTGTCCTCGCTTTCTTAGTTCATCTATTAGGCCATTATAGGCCAAGGTTTCTTCTTGCCCCAATGCTTCTAACATATTAACGCAACTTATGATGTGTGCTGTTTCCATGTCTCTGATCAACAATATCTTACGGTCTTTGGTTAACCATGTCATACGATGCTGTCTGCGATAATTCTTAAAGTCCGCATTATTTGGCGTGCTTAATATGTCCCATGCTAATTGTTCTTCATCATTCATAAGCGTATTATACAGTCATTTGGTTGACTTGTCAAGTGGGGTGTCTAACGGGGTTCGAACCCGTGATGAAGGAATCACAATCCTTAGTGTTGCCGCTACACTATAGACACCATTGGAGCGGATAACGAGATTCGAACTCGTGACTCATGCTTGGCAAGCACGTGCGTTTCCTGCTACGCTATATCCGCATTTTAATCTTACTGCTCAGTAATATTTGAACTGATTTAGCCGGGTTTGACGGCAAATATTACTGCTCAGTAACATTTTATTTGGAGCCCCCAGAAGGATTCGAACCTCCGACACTAACGTTCGTAGCGTTATGCTCTAGTCCAGACTGAGCTATGGGGGCGTGGTAGAGATGGTAGGATTTGAACCTACGGTAGCTTGCGTATGAAGCAAGTGCATTAGGCCACTATGCTACATCTCTATAATTGGAGCAACGGGTCGGATTTGAACCGACGTACAAAGGATTTGCAGTCCTTGCCATTAGGCCACTCTGGTACCGTTGCATTTTATATATTAAAGTGTACAGTATCCTGTACAATTTTGGGGTATTTTGTACATTATACTGTACAAATTATGTTTGGCTCCGGTGCACGGATTCGAACCGCGTCTTGTGGTTTTGGAGACCATCGTGCTAGCCGTTAACACTACACCGGAATAGATTGGTGGTTATCCCACCGGAAGACCGAAGCCTTGAGCGTCCTCAAGTTTTAGCTGTAAATCCAGCTTACCATGTTGCGCATTGTTAAGAGGCGTGG